GTCGAAAATCCTGTGCTGGTGTGGATCGCCCACATCATTTGCAAGAGATTCATTGTGCCTGAACAATGGGTAGTCGCCCACCAAGCTTTTAATGAAAAGACGTTTCTCAAGGGTATGTGGACACGCAAGGAGAAGTCTGCCAACATCGATTTTCTCAACATCATGTACGTTGTGATCCCCTCCATCCGCCGCTCTGGCCATCTCGGCACGTCTTGTCTCAACTTTTGGGTTAATTATGTGTGTTGGCACGTCATCATTTACGGCTCAAATGCGGTCGACTTCCTAGATCCAAAGTGCATCAAACGCACTGATAGGTGGAAGATAGATCGTGTTTGCAAATCAGCCTTCGAAGGAGATGACAGCGCCCTCACCTTTTGGCCCGAGATTATCGATAAGCGTGGTGACATCGAAGAGATGTGGAAAAGCCTCGGATTTAACATGAAGATCATTTTCCGAAAGGCTGGCGAGGCTCTCACATTTGCAGGTATGAACATCCTTCTGGACATTCAAGGCCCAACTTCCACTTTTATGCCCGATCTCAAGAGGTACATTCAGAATGGCGCTTACACATGCAGCCCCCAAGCACTCAAGGCCTCTCAGGACTCTGATGTGCAGGGTTTGCGAAACATTGAAGCTGCCAAGAATCTCTCCCGTGCTCGCGAGTACGCTGCCAGTATGCCCAGATTTGCTCGAGCGCACCTCGATCGTGCGAAGATGCTCAGCAAGGGTGCTTTTGTTCTTGACCACGACAACACTGTCCGGATCACAGGCAGCACAACCGCCGAAGATATGACCTTTGAAGATGCCTATGGGGTCGTGAGCATGCTTATAGCCTGCTCAGAAGGAGATGATATGCGAACGCTGCGCAAGTTCAATTTAGACTGCACGGAGGAGGTCTTCTCGACCTACCTTCTTATGTACAAACACTGTGATGTGATCAACCTCCCCGACCACGCCGAATGGTGTCAGGTCGTTCCGGAGAGTTGGCAGTAGAGGCGTTAAGCGTGTTAATGTTGTATTTAGGTTAAGGAAAAAAAAGAAAAATCAAAACCAAAAGATTTATTAGTGTAGCCAATAGGGGCGTATTTTTTTAAGTCGTCAGGGTACAAGCGGAATATGCTTGTGCTGAGAGGTTCGTTGCGTTCTTATGTCGCGCCCCCAGGACGGAGCTTGAACGTGAAGTGTGTTGATCCTGCACATTAGAACCGCCTTATTCTTCCAACCGGGCAGTACCCGCTGCACGGCTGAGCCTGGTGCATGTTGCTCGCATGCTGAGGTGAAGGCTACATGGGATGTTTAGCCGAACAGAGGTTGCCAGCCTCCGCCCGCCACCAGCGGGTGCCCATGACCCACCACCCGAGGAGAGTTTACAACGTTTCTTGGTTCTTGTTAGGTATAGTTGGTTAACTCCTCAAGGATAACGCTTCGCCGCCATTTTGGCATTTGGTGAAGTCTATGGCGTCACTGTGACAACGACATGTGGCGTCAACCCTGGTTGTGTGCTTGATTCCCGACAGGGCACATAGTTGGGTAGGTGAAGGGGTATAATGACTACGGGTGATCTGCGCGATTAGCGACCGCGTGGCACGGCTAGCTTATTAGGGTGACTCTGCTCAGTCTTAAGACATATTATGGATTCGTCCATCAGCAGGGTGCGGGGTTTCTCTTTTTTCCGTCCTTCTGCCTTAGGCAAAGCGACTGACGATTTTAAGGCTATTATCTTTCTTTACTTAGCGATTACCTTTATGGGTCCTGCTAAGGCCAAACCATCCAGCAAGGCTGCCCAACCTAAGCGGGCGCCGCGCTCTAAGAAGGCATCGAAACCTAGGAACCCCGGCCAGCGTTCTTCAAAACCTGCTGCTGCCAAGATCCCGCGTTCAGTCCGTTGCCCTTCGCTTAATGGTTTGCCTTTTTTCTCTTATCCTGTGGTTTACAAATCCAGCGCATTCTCAATCGCGGCGAACTCTTCGGCTATTGCTGTCATCGCTCCTTTCAACGATTGCCTGGGTGCTGTTTTTTCTCAAGCTGCTACACCACCGGACTCAACAACTGCCGTAGCGCAAACTTACATCATCGATCCTTACCTGACCAGTCTTCTGACTCCACCCAGCATAACTGGCTCCACTAACTCACTATGCGTGCGTTGGACCAGCTTTTGTGTGGAGGTATTGGTATCTGATGCTCTCGCTAGTGTTAACAACACTGTGCAGTTGGTTCGGTGGGTTCAGAACGGTGTTCCCGTGTGTGCTGCCGGCACACCCCTCTCTTTCCAGAACACTTATTCATCCCTTCAGGAGCATAACCGCCTTGTGGAACAGCCTGCTGCTGCCTTCACATCGGCCAAATGCTTCAGGAGTGGCATGCTGGACCGTACAGCCTTGGAATTTACAGCAGTGGCCACCTCTCACACTCCTTGGTTTAGTGTATATGGCAATACTGGTGCCTCCACCACAGTTGGCTCCTTTAACCCACCTTGGTCTCCCCTCGTTTTGTCTATCACTGGCGCTTCTGCACTTAATCTTAAGCTGGTGATTCGTGGCAATGTTGAGGTGATACCACCTATGGCATCCTTTCTTGCTCGTTTGGCCAAGCCTCGGCCTGACTCGCCCCCTGGTGCTGAG